ATAAGCGATACATCAATTAGATCGCTATCAATGAATTTACTGTATGCTGTTTGAACATTTCCAGCAACAACAACACCATCAGCACCAGAGGTCAATGATGATGTATGAACTGCTGCAACATTTACGAGCTGAGCAAACGTTTTACCAGCTGCAGTTGTTCCCCACGTTGTATAAGTGTTCGTAATATCTGGATGATCTGTCCAATAAATGTATTTTGATTTTCTATAAAGTACATCTTTATAGAAATTTGAATTACCGACGCTATCTTTTGCATCGCTTGCTTTCGATAAGAATGGAAACGTTTCTAGAACTGATCCTGCACTGCCTGTCAAAAGACCATCTTCATCAACAACCACGATGTGCATTTCGTCATTAGCTCCGCCAACTGCGCTTACATAGGCTGATGTTCCTGGTGCAGAGTCAAAGAAATTTTTATATGTCCAAGAATTAAAGTGCGTTGTATTTGTATTTGCCCAAACACTTACTTTCAATGAATTTCCAAGTGCACCAGCATATCTTGCTGTCCATGCACCAGTGTTTGCAGTGTTTGAATTGTAAAAAGTTGTGAAATACTGATCTTCGTTTTTGATAAGAAACGATGAGTTACCTGAAGTAGTTGCAGATCTTGTATTATCACCATTTACTGCTCGAACAACACGTAAATCGTTGCCATAGTTTAAAAAATTTGTGCATGTAAAGAAAGAAATTGCCGTGTTTGTGTCAGGTTTGCCAAAAATTTCTACAAGACGAACTTCATTTTCGACCTGTCTTGCGAATTCAGCTGGACCCCATTGGAACACTCCAGCAAATGCACCAGTTGTTGTTCCTGTGGAAGGCACTACGGTTGTTAAATCTACTTCAGAGGTAACAACGCCAGGAGATACTTGAAACGCCATGTTTATGCTCCTATAAATGGAGAAATAGAAAATCTACGGAATATTTAGTAATTCATAATTTTGTACTAGGTGCCCCAGTTTTTACCCTCCACCACGTTCCAGAGAGCTCCATCTGATACAAAAGAATTGTTGCGCTCCTCTAATACAACGGGTAAGGGCAACATTTCATCCTCGATTTGTTGCATTTGTTGCTCGTAGAGACGTTTCTTGATATTCGTGTCACTTATCTCGGAGAAAAAGTTTTGACTCGTGCACCACGAGAACAAAACAAGACACATAATCAAATCGTCATGGCTTCCCTCTTCAGCTTCAAAACTAGTTCCTCTTGCGATAAATGTGGATAACTCTGAGATAGTGTCGAAATCTGTAATAATGATTTGCTGAGATTCAATTAAATTCTTTAAAATCGAACACCCCATACGCTTCACACTCTTAGTGGTTCTCAATCCTCGACTAGATTTTGTACCATATCCCCATGTTAACGATATTCGACCTTTAAGATCAACTGTGGAAAGAATATTCTCATATTCATAGTCATCGAAAAGAGAGTCCACTACTTGCTGACCATTATCGTTTATTTCAATTAGCACATATGCATTGTTATAATATTGCGCTATCTTTTTTATAATACTGGGATACACAAGTGGGCTTATGTTGTTATCTCTATATGTCGAAACAAGTTTATAGGGAATCGAGTTAATATCTATTACAACAAAGGCTGAATAATCTAAGCCTTTTCCTCGACTAGTGTCAGCCACAATTAGATAGTTATGATTCGCTGCAGGTTGATCGTAAATGTTAATTCCGCTATCAGTTTTGTTTAAAGGTTTGTTAAATGCTAAACTCTTAAGCCCAGCTGCAGAGATAAGAGTTCCAGAGGAACCCATAAACTCAGTTTCGACCTCTTGATAGTATTTTTGATCACCAAGAACTCGCCGTTGTTCATCAGCCCATCGCTGATCTCTTCCAGGAACATTTCTCCAGTTTGCCTCGATATGCATAAATCCATTGTGACCCTCTATCGCTTCGTTCCACATTTTGTAAAAATGATTCATTCCATTTGGTGTCGAGGAGATAAGAATTTTAGATGTTTCACCTGAAGATATCGTAGGATACACAGAGGTAAAGAAATCCTCGGCAATATTACTTGGAACGAATGCAAACTCATCGAGATATAGTAAAGAGATAGAGAAACCACGAATTGCACTCGAGGCAGTCGAAGTTGCCATTACACGGCAATTATTCTCGAGTTCAATATCACCTTTATTCCAGACTCTCACACCCTGTTGAATCCAGAGTGGTAACGCCTCGTATGCAATTTTAATTCGACTTAAAATCTCACGTGCTGTCGGCGCTTTGTTGGCAAGAATGGCTACAAATTTATCATTATTGAAAAGAATGTACCATAGAATGTAACCAACAACCATCGTCGTCTTTCCAAGCTGACGACCTGCTTTGAGAATTACCTTTCGATTATTTGTAATATCATTTATCGCTTGTGTTTGAAAAGGATAAAGATTTATATTAATAAATCCTCGATCAAGCGTAATAATTTTTACATAACGCTCAATGAAAAAGATTGGATCCTCGGCGCATTTCACATATTCACGGATTTGTTCCTCCGTGAGTGAGACTGGCATATTAACTTTTTTTAAGTTTGGATTGCCAAGATAATTTTTAACTCTAAGTGGTAGATTCATTTTTTATTTTTTTCAATAACTCTGTTGTTGAACCGACAAATACAGCTTTGTCGACATTAATATTGGTTGGAGTTACTTCTTTTGGCTTCAGATCCTGTTGCTGTTTCTGAAGAATCATTAATTTCTCTGTTACATCAGAGAGATTTTTTATCATATTTGCAGCCACTTCGTATGCTCGAGGATGTTGTGATTCTTTTGCAACCTCTAAAATACCATCTAATGCTTCATTACCTCGCTCGATAAGATTATAATAATTTGATCGAGAATAATCAGCATCTGGATTTTCACCGTTCTCTTTAAAAATTGTAACTGGTTTATCCTCTTTTACAGCAGGGATATAATCAGTATTCAAGATTTCTGCTAAATTTTTATCGGTTTCACTCATAAATCACGTTATGTTCGGTGCATGATCAATATCGATATCAAATCCAAATGCAGTATTTGCATTAGCTGATATTGGATCTGGTTCAATTGTAATTCTATTTAACTGATAATCTGTCGCTGAATTATAAGAATATAGATTGTAAGCAGCATTCGAAACTGCTCCAGTGATAGTATTTCCAGAGGTGAACGAACCGCTTATATCACTTACAACAAGTATATTAGCTGTATTATTCCAAGAACTTACGAATCCTCTTACTGAAGCTCCATCAACATTACGACCTTGATAAACCATTTCACCAATTTTAAATTGTCCTGTTCCTGTATTTAAATTAAATCGTTTTGCTTCGTTACCTCCACTGTTAAACTCATAAGTATTCGCAGTAACTTTGCGAATAATTTCAACATTGCTCACAGGACCATATAGATAACCCTTCATGGTAAAACCTAAATTCCATTGTAAAATTCTTAATTCTTGTGGTGGACCCTCTGTTCCACCAGAATTATAATTTACACTTTGAAGAATTAAAGGAACATCAACTGGATTTCCAACACCTACCAAATCTAATGTCATCGTATAATCTGGATTAAAGTAAGGTAAGATTTGTTCAATTAGTTGTGTGCCATCCTCTGTATTTCGAACATAGATGAAAAGTGAAAAATTAAAGTTATATGGAGCAAGAAAGGTTGTTTTAATTGCTGTTTGGTTTAATGGTCCATACTGATTAATATATGGTGAAATTTTGCGAGTAGTATCGTAAGCGATATCGGTCAATTCAAATGACATACGAGGCAATGTGAGTTGAACACGTCGATCAAGATTTGGATCTTGTGTAATACGCGAATAAAACTTTTCTTTTGATAGGTAATTCAATGGAACTACAATGCGTTCTAGTTCAGTAGTTCCCGCTAAGTTATAACGAAACAATTTTAAATTATTGAACATCGAGCCGAAAGCAACGACCATCTTCCGCGTTATGCGATGATAAAAGTGTTGACCAGATAACATATTATGGCTCGTCTAGTGTTCCAAATGGATTAGATTCTGTAAAGTCTAGAATATTATCTGCTTCATTTTCAAGTAGTACATTCTCTTCAAGTGCATCTGTCTGATTCTCTTGCGGATCTACGCTAGTCATCGTCCATTGCGCATTTGATTCTGAACCTTTTATAAGTGTATTTGCTGCAAATGATCCTTTGATATTTCGAATAATTAGTTTTCTAGTTGGTAAATCCCAACTTGAAACGTATCCACGTGCTGTCGCTGAAGCCAAATTGGATCCCTGAAATACAATCTCGTTATTCGTAAATGTGCTCGAGCCACCAGCTTGCATTGTAAATTCAATTCCATATGCACTTAATTGCGCAATTATATCGATCTCATTTATTCCTGTATCGAAAATTTCACCATTATAACGTAACATCTCTAGATTTAGAGAGTACATATATGGAGCAACTTTTCCTGCCTGGAAGAAATTCTTTTCCTCTTCAACAAACTTTATCTCCATTATTTTTTCTTGAATGGGTAGATAAATTAAATCGCCCTCTTTTGGAAGATTCCGAAGTGTTTTAGGTATAACTCGTTCAAATGTTCTTCGTGCTACAGTCACACGTGCTTCTTTTTGAATTTGCAAACCAAATTTAGAAAAGAATTCTTGATTACCTTCGAAATCTTGAAATGAGTCAAGATACATATCGATCTTAAAAGCCTTTGTAAATTTTTTAACAGAATCATCGCCAAACAATCGATCTAACTCTGATTGAGATTCTCGAGGAAGATAATAAATGTCGATACCATGATTGCGTATGGATTCGATAATCATATCTTCAATCAGTAGTTGCTCTCGAGTCGCGCCCTGATTGTTAAAATAAACTGACGTTGCCATATCAACCAACGCACATCATTGGAGGCTCTTCAAATACATCGCGCAGTTTACCCTCGAGCCGTTGAATCTCTTGATCTGCTTCAGCGTAAATCCTTTCTCCATTTATAACCAATCCTCCAGGTAAAGTATAATTACCATATTTTTTTAGATTAGTTCCCCATTGGCGTTTAAATAATTGAGTTGTATACTCCTTGACCCAAGAATCATTATAAACTCTTTCATAAGAATCTTGATCAACTATTCGATTTGCGCGAAATAGTATGTACTCATTTACATTTAATTTAGAATCCCAATCTTGGAACAGATAGAGACGATTTGTCTTTTTATTATATGAAAATGGTACATCTCCTGTAATGATCATATCAAGCATTGACAAGTGTTGGCGAGCGATATAATAATAAGCATATGATGAGGCTGTTAAACTATAGAAATCGTTTAAGCGAATTTGATAGTTAACATCAAATATGTTGAACTCATTTCCGTCTAATGAAGATACCGAGGTGCCAGAAAAAGGAAACACCTGACTTACACCAATTATATTGTCACATAAGGTGATATACTTGTTTAAAATATCAGCATTCGTTACTTTATGCCCAAGGTACATAGTCTCAGTACCATCGTAGTGATAATCTTGGAATAGCTGCAAAGCATCGTCCATACGATCGTCGAGCTGATCGTCATCAACATTTATATCGATTACAGGAAAACCAAGATTTCGGAGGCAATGATCTTTAAGTGTGGATTTATTGGTAGGTTTCGCCATTTAGAACCTCGCATGTAGTTCTATATTTAGTTATTCGATCAATCTACCCTCTCGAGATGTATAAATTCGATCAGGATCCATGTGAGCAAACTGCTCCCAATTAGGCTCGCCCTCTAATATTCTTTTACCAGTCGTCTCCTCGCCGATATGCTCAATTATATTTTCGCCTCGAGAATTTTTTAATGTGGCAGAATACATCTGATGAAAATGGTCTAGATAAACCATTATCATTCCTTCATTAATATTAAACTTCCAATAATCTTGGAATGGATATTCGATAATATTCTTACGATATAAACTAAAGATTATCGGAAAAGTCTTTGTATTTTTGCTATAGTAAAATTGCTTGAATTGCGTATCGCTCGATTCAATAGTTGATGGCTTCTCATTAAAGTACCATGGTTGTCGTTGTAAAACAACCGAGGCAATTTTAGATTCTGACTCGAGACATTCAATCAGATCGTCGACTTTAATTGGTTCTTTTAGAATTACGTCATCCTCTTGATGAAGAACGTAATCTACATCCATACCTCGGAGCGAGGAGAAGAAATCCGACCAATTTACCGATAGTCCTTTATTAACTGAATTTCTCCATATCTCAAATCTATAGCGTTTACCAATCAAATCAAAGATCGCATCATTGCGTGTTCTTGGATAATCATCGACAATAATCTTTCGAACCTCATGATTTCCATAGTCTAAATTAGACAATGAGTTAAGTGTCGGAAACAGATATCGAATCCTGTTGCAAGAAAAGATTACATGAAGAATCTTCATT